TACGGGGCCGACAGGATAGACCGCACCGCCCCCACAAGGGCACGCGGATACCCCGGTTCAATTCCGGGCGGCTCCACCACCAACGCAAGCGCCGGGCGCATCAATGATTTGAACCCGGAGCATAGCCTGAAAGCCGGGGCGGCGCTTGCGTGCAGGAGATAGGACATGGATTGGCCCGCAGACAAGGTTGAGCGCCGCAAGGTTTCGGACCTTGTGCCCTACGCGCGCAACAGTCGCACGCACAGCCCCGAGCAGGTCGCGCAGATCGCCGCCAGCATCCGCGAATGGGGATGGACCATGCCGATCCTCATTGACGAAACAGGCGGCATCATCGCAGGTCACGGGCGCGTCATGGCCGCGCAGAAGCTAGGTATAGAAGACGTGCCCTGCATGACCGCAATCGGGTGGAGCGAGGCCAAGCGCCGCGCCTACGTCATTGCCGACAATAAGTTGGCGTTGAACGCGGGCTGGGACGACGAAATGCTCCGCGTCGAGTTCGGCGAACTCCGCGACATGGGCTTTGACCTTGAGTTGACTGGCTTTAGCATTGACGAATTGCAAGGCTTTGAAATGGCCGACGAGGATTTGCCGGGCCAGGGCGCAAACGAGGGCAGCACGGCCAGCCTTGCGGACAAGTTCGGAATTGCGCCGTTTAGCGTGCTAAATGCCCGTGAAGGCTGGTGGCAATCGCGCAAGCGGGCTTGGCTGGCGCTGGGGATTAAGAGCGAGTTGGGGCGCGGCGAAAATGGCTATCACGCAGCGCCCGGAGGGTCTCCGATGGTTGCGGGTTAGGATAAGGACGGAAACCGCTTGACTGGCCTTAAGAACATTGGAGGCCGCAATGGCTAAGCGCAAGGCGGCAACATTCGGCCAAGACCTGAGGCGCGGCGAGCAGGTCGTCGGGGGGGGGGGCAAGGTGAGTAAGGCAGCTGTTAGACCCGGCGGCGGCGGAAATGCTGCGGGGCGTGAGTGGAGTGAGGGATATCAGGGCGGTGACGCTTGGGCCGGTTCTGAAACATCCGGCACAAGCATCTTCGACCCCGTTCTCTCTGAGTTGGCATATAGCTGGTTTTGCCCGCAAGGCGGCACGATTCTGGACCCTTTTGCGGGGGGCTCGGTGCGTGGCGTCGTCGCGTCCCGGCTTGGGCGGCAATATGTTGGCGTTGAGTTGCGCCCCGAGCAGGTCGAGGCGAATCGCATCCAAGGCGATGACCTTTGCAGCGATCCCATGCCGGTTTGGCACATTGGCGACAGCCGAAATATTGACAGGATCGCGGGCGACGTTGAGGCGGACTTCGTTTTTTCATGCCCGCCTTATGCCGACCTTGAGGTTTACAGCGATGACCCGAACGATCTATCAACGCTGAAATATGAGGAATTTCGACCGGCCTATTTTGACATCATCGCCAAGGCTTGCAGCCGTCTGAAGCAAGACCGCTTTGCCTGCTTCGTCGTGGGCGATGTGCGCGACAAGAAGGGCAATTATTACAACTTCGTCGGGGATACAGTCGAGGCGTTTAGGGCGGCGGGGCTGCACTACTACAACGAGGCGATCCTGGTCACGTCTGTGGGCAGTTTGCCGATTCGCGTCGGGCGGCAGTTTGCCAGCGGGCGCAAGCTGGGCAAGACGCACCAGAACGTGCTGGTTTTTGTCAAGGGCGACGGCAAGCGGGCCACAGAAGCCTGCGGCTCGGTTGAGGTGCATATTCCTGACGCTGAAAATGCTGATCTTGGCGAGGAACTGTGACGCCGCCAGTCGTAACATATCACGGCGGAATTGCTGTTGCGCGCGACGATCTGTTTCCGGGTGGCACGAAGGCGCGTTTCTTGCCGGTGCTGTATCAGGACGCGGACGAGGTGGTCTATGCCAGCCCGGCAGAGGGAGGTGCGCAGACGGCCCTTGCGCACACGGCTGCAACGCTTGGTAAACGCGCAACAATCTTTGTCGCCAAGCGCAAGCAGCCGCACGACAGGGCGCTAGAGGCAAAGCGCGTAGGCGCGAAGGTCATGCAAGTGCCGCACGGCTATCTGAACGTGGTGCAGGCGCGGGCGCGCGAATACTGCCAGCGCACAGGGGCAAAGCTGGCACCCTTCGGCGTCAACTTGCCTGAGGCTATCGAAACAATAGCGGCGGCTGCGCGAGCGACAAGGCTTGAGCCTGACGAGGTATGGTGCGCCAGCGGTTCCGGCGTATTGGCTCGAAGCCTAGCGCGGGCATGGCCCAACGCTCGGCGGCATGTGGTGCAGGTGGGGCGAGATTTAACGCCGCAGGAAGTGCATGGCGCCACGATCCACAAGGCGGGGATGCCTTTTTCGAAAGCGATCAAGGGCCAGCCGCCTTTCCCTTCATGCCCGCACTATGACGCAAAGGCTTGGCGCATATGCAAAGCCCGGCATGGGGCCGGGCTGGTGCTTTTCTGGAATGTAACGGGGCCAGCGTGCCCTTAGAGGTTGCAGATGTGGGCGCTGTTTCCAGCGGCGGTGATGGCGTAAATCATTGTTCGTCCATCAGCGTAGCGCGCAGCCTCGGCTTCAGCTTCGGCGCGGCTTGTATGATCCGTGCGGACGCGATTGCGACCAAATCCACGCACTGCGGTAAAGCTGACAGCGTTTTCAAGGCAAAAAATTTCGTGCGGGTTTTGTTTCATGATATCCTCCTGTGTGCTACTTACTCTGCCGAAGACAAAACAAAACGCAACCATTTAAATTGAGAAAATGACCCGAGGACGCCCGCCCAAGACCCTTACCGATGAGCAGCGCGCTCAAGTCGAGGCGCTGGCCGCATACCTGACGCAGGAGCAGATCGCGGATTATTTCGGCATAGGCAAAACAACGTGGTTTGCCATACTGGAACGTGAGCCAGACATTGCCGAACGCTATAAAAGAGGGAAGGCAAGGGCTATCGGTGCAGTGGCGCAAAGCCTAATCCAGCAGGCCCGCGATGGCGATAAGGTGGCTGCTATGTTCTACCTCAAGACACAAGCAGGATGGCGCGAGACAGCGCAAGTGGATCATACGTCTAGCGATGGCAGCATGACGCCCACCACCATCATCATCAAAGGGGCGGATGGAAGCGGTAATTGAGATACCGCCCTCCCTTGTGCCGATATTCACGCCCGCGCGGGGGGCCGTCCAGTATCGAGCGGCATACGGCGGGCGGGGATCGGGCAAGTCACAGACGGCGGCGCTCATGGCGGCTGTGTGGGGCTATGCCGAGCCGCTACGGGTTCTCTGCACCCGTGAATTGCAGGTCAGCATCAAGGACAGCTTCCACAGGGAGATCAAGGACGCCATTGAGCGCACGCCTTGGCTCACCGCGCACTATGACGTGGGCGTGGATTACCTGCGGGGCCGCAACGGCACCGAGTTCATATTCCGGGGCCTGCGGCACAACACGTCCAGCATCAAATCGCTTGCCGGGATCGATCTGACCATTGTCGAGGAAGCCGAAGACGTTCCAGAGGATAGCTGGCTGGCGCTGGAGGCAACCGTGTTCCGGCAACCCAAATCCGAGCTATGGGCCATATGGAACCCGCGCGTGGACGGCAGCCCGGTGGATAAGCGGTTTCGCAAGTCGCCGCCTGACAAGGCGCTGATCGCCCGCATCAACTACGACAGCAACCCATTTTTCCCCGAGGGGCTAGAGGCTCTACGCCAGAGGGAGCAGCGCCGCCTTGACCCGGCCACCTATGCCCATGTGTGGGACGGGGAGTATCTGGAAAACAGCGATGCGCAGGTGTTCTCAGGCAAGTATGATATCGCCGAGTTTGAGCCTGGGCCGCTATGGGATGGCCCATACTTCGGGCTGGACTTCGGCTTCGCGCAAGACCCGACAGCGGCGGTGGAGTGCTACATTCACGGGGACCGGCTGTATATCCGTCGAGAGGCTGGCCGGATCGGGCTGGAGCTAGACGACACATCCGCATATGTGCGCGAGGCAATGCCGCTCATGGCGCTGCACAATGTCAGGGCGGATAGCGCGCGCCCCGAGAGTATAAGTTACCTTCAACGCCACGGCCTGCCCAATATCAAATCGGTGAAGAAATGGTCGGGATCGGTGGAGGACGGCATATCCTTTATCAAATCTTTCGCCCGTGTTATTATCCATCCGGAATGCCGTGAAACCGCGCGAGAGTTTCGGCTGTATTCGTATAAGCAGGACCGCCTGA